GGGCGGGCTAGACGGGAACGGGAAAGGATCATCCGCAAGACGCTGCATAAGGCCCTTACACGTAACATTCACGCCGCCCTCACGCGACGGGGAAACCTCCTGAATCAGAAACCAACCCCTGTCCACCGTGAACCTGGTGCCATCAGACAAGTCCACGTCAACAAACACGTGCAAAGTCTGGCCCATAGCCGCCAAAGGACTCCACTCATCCACAGGGATAAGCGTACTATCAAACTGTAAGGTCAGCGTCTCGCTACGTGACACGCCCGTAGACACGTCCAGACGGGCTTTTAACGGGCTTAAATCCGTTGCCAGTACGTGAGGGCCGCGAGCGCTATCAACACGCGCAGAAACCCTTCCCGGTGTCGCAAACACGCGACTATCAACATTCGCAGGCGCCCTCACAACGCACCACCCAACCTGTTCACCAAAGTCTCATACGACCAGCCAGCCGTCCACTTATAGCCCAAGCGCGTAGCCTCATTCCACGTAGCAGCCCCGCCAGCAAAACCACCAGAAAACGCAGACAACTGCAACACGGGAAAAGGCTTCTCAACCCACTCAATATCCACCCTGTGAACACCCTGAGTATCAACACGAGACACGCTCACCTTACTGATAAGCACGCAACGAACCTGAGGCACCCCAAGCGCGGGACGATCCAACGCCACACTCACAAGCCCGCGAGACTCCAACACTTGCATGAAAGACTTAATCAATTCAGGAGACGACTCCAGCCACACGCGGCAACTACCCTCGCG